TGGCGGCTGGACAGTGACGAGACGCTGGAGCCCAGCCGGGTGCTGTTTCACGCAGACGGTACGTGGCACGTTCTGGACGGCCCTCTGGCGGCGTTTGCAGGCTGCCCGGTGCGGATGGAGCGGCGGCAGCGCCGGGCGTATGTGACGGCGGAGCTGGGCGGCGTGGCCCGGCGGGTGCGGTTCGGCGTCATCCCTGTGGACGGTGATGCGCAGTGAAGCGGAAAGACCCGCGGCGCGAACTGGCACGGAAGCTCTCCGGCGCGAAGCTGAAGGAGCCGCCGGAGCTGTGCACGCGGTGCGTGTGGGCCATGCATGAGAGCGGCTGCCCGGTTTGCCCCTTCCCCCGCTGCGTGCGGCGCAGCACACCGGGAAATGTGGAAAAGTTGAAACCGGTGTGAAAACTCGTTGAAAACACATTTCTAAACACCTGTTAAACGGATGTTTAGACCAAACAGGAAAACCATGAAAGCGGCGGGGTTGATTCGTCCCCCGCCCGTGGCCATGGCGGGCATAGAGGGGGTGAAAACCGGGCGGAAACGGTCGGATGGCGAAGCATGCCCGATGAAAATCCGTCCCTCTTGCCCGCCATGCTGCGGAATACCGTTTAATTTCCCCTGTATGCCGTTAAAAACCGTTTAGGTGCCTCGGGCCGTCCACGCGGACGCCTGAGGACCTTTTTTCGTTACAGGCGAAATTTAGGGCCGTTCGTGCGGTCCGGAAAGGAGCATCGCGTGAAACGGACCCCTCAAAGCAGCATAACCGCCCTTTTGGAGGGTGTTGAGCAGGCAAAACAGAAAAAGGAATTTAACATTTTAAAAGATTTAAAAACGCTGCATGCACAGTATACCAGGGTGAATAAGCGGGACTACCTCGCGCTGCTGGATAAGCTGGTGGAAAAATACAGCACGGACGAAGCGGCGGTGATCCACGCGGCACTGCTGAAAAAATGCCAGGCCGGCGATATGGACGCGATCCGGCTGTGGACGGAGCTGCAGAAAGAGAGCGGCAGCGGCGCGGCGGAGGTGAACATCGTTGACAGCATATAGCCGCCCGGCGGTGACGGTCGATTTAAAGAACGTGATCGGGCCGGGGTTCTATGATTCGCACCGGGCCGTCCGGGAACAGCGGGCGCACACACTGGTGGAGGAAGGCGGGCGCGGCAGCCTCAAAAGCTCATTTTGCAGCGTTGAAATCGTGCTGTGGCTTCTGAAGTGGCCGCAAAGCCACGCGCTGGTGATGCGGCAGATGGGAAACACGCTGGAGGACAGCGTGTACTCGCAGATGCTGTGGGCCGTCGCAAAGCTGGGGCTGTCGGAGCATTTTCTGGAGAAAAAGAGCCCTCTTCGCCTCATTTACAAGCCCACGGGCCAGACCATCTATTTCCGCGGCCTGGACGATGAGATGAAAATTAAGGGTATCAAACCGAAGTTCGGATACATTGGCTGCCTGTGGTTCGAGGAAGCGGACCAGCTTCGCCGGGGCGAAAACGCGGTGCTGAGCGTGAAGCAGTCCGCGTTCCGCGGCTCGGGGAGCAACCCGACCTTAACACTCATCAGCTTCAACCCGCCCGCCAACGCGCGGAACTGGGCCAACCGGTACGCGCGGGAGCAGCAGCCGGGCAAGCTGGTGCATCATTCGTCGTATCTGGATGCGCCGCGGGACTGGCTGGGCAAGGAGTTCCTGGACGGTGCGGACTGGCTACGGAAGACAAAGCCGCTCAAATACCGGCACATGTACCTGGGCGAGATGGTGGGCAGCGGCACACAGGTGTTCGACAACATCTTGAGCCGGAAGATCACGGCGAAGGAGATCGCGGGCTTCGACAACATCATCAGCGGCGTGGACTGGGGGTACTACCCCGACCCGTGGGTGTTCATCCGCACGTATTACCATGCCGCTACCCGTACGCTGTATATTTTCGACGAAGCGCGCGGCAACAAAATGCAGAACGCGGTCACGGCGGAGATCGTTAAAGGAAGGGTCGCGCCGGGCGAGCTGATCCTTGCGGACCTTTCGGACGAAAAAGCCTGTGCGGATTACCGCAGCTACGGCCTGCGGTGCTGGCCCGCCAGGAAAGGGCCGGGCAGCCGTGAGCTGGGCGTGCGGTGGCTGCAAGGCCTAAACGCCATTGTGATCGACCCGGTAAAATGCCCGTGTGTGCTGCAGGAGTTCCTGGAATGGGAGTACGAGGTAGCGCCGGACGGCACGGTGCTGGGGACTTTGATGGACGCAAACGACCACGGTATCGACGCGGCGCGGTATGCCTGCAGCCGCATCTGGCAGCGCAAAGGAGCGTGACAAATGAAGCTGAAGGACTGGCTGCTGAAGAAGTACCTGCCCAGCTGGGCGGTGCTGGAATACGGCGACGCGCTGGAGGCGGCACAGAGGCGTGTACGGGAGCTGGAGGCGGAAAACCGGCAGCTGCGGGCATACATCAACGGAGTGGAACGCGGGCTGCGGGCAAAGCAGCCGGAAATTTGGATCGAAAGGAGTGACGGCGGATGAACGCAGTCGTAAGGGCGCTGTTTGACGACGCCGCCATCACAGGGGCGCAGGCGGCGGGGCTGAAGGACACCAGCACAGCGGCTATGCGAGCGGCGGTGCGGGAGTGGTTCGAGCTGTTCTTCATGCGTGAAGCGGTGAAGGGCAAGGACGAAGACCCGGCGCAGCGCATCCCCTACACCATCACCAACAAACTGACAAAGGCTTGTTTTGCGGAGTACGATTCCAGCTTTACGGAAAACGGAACCGGAAAAACGGCGTGGCTGGACGGACAGCGCAGCCTCATCGACGCCGAAAAGCAGGACGTGCTGCAGTGGGTCATGGTGGGCGGCGAAGGCTTTTTGAAACCTGCACCGGACGGCACGGGGCGGCTGGCCTACCATGTGGTAAGGCGCGACTGCTACAACGTACTGGCCCGCGGGCCCCGCGGCATCACGGACGTGCTGATGAGCGAGCGGAGCCGGGCGGGCTCCGACTGCTACACGCTGCTGGAACGCCGGACTGTGGATGGCAGCGGGTATCTGACCATCCGGTACAAGCTGTATGTGTCGGAAAACAGCAGCACACTGGGGCATGAGGTGCGGCTGGACAGCCTGCCGCAGTATGCGGCGCTGGCCCCGGAGCACACCTACAGCGTGCCCTTCGGCGGGCTGGGCATGACCTACATCCGTCTGCCGATGGCAAATAACGTGGACGGGAGCCCGGACGGCGTGAGCGTGTACGAGGGCGCGGTGCAGCTGATCCACAACATCTACAAAAATGAGTACCAGCTGGGGCGTGAGTTCGAGCTGGGGCGCAGCCGGATCGTGGCCAATGCGGACAAGCTGGTAACGCCGGACCCGGAGGGCGGCGTGATGCGGCTGAAGGACGACGTGTTCGTCGGGCTGGACGGCGACACCAACGACAAAGGATTGACCATCTTCTCCCCTGCGCTGCGGGATGAGAGCTTTGAGCGGCGGAAGCAGAGCTATTTAAAGGCGTGTGAGAATATCATCGGCCTGAAACGCGGTATATTGTCGGACGTGGAGGCTGTGGAGCGCACGGCAAAGGAGATCAGCAGCAGCGAGGGCGACTACAGCCTGTCGATCATGGACCTGCAGCGGATGTGGTACGACGCACTGCTGGAGACGCTGCGCATCACGGACCTGTGGGGGCAGGCGCTGGGGCTGTGCGACGCCCAGGCGGTGGACCTTGAGCAGCTGCTGAGCGTGAGCTGGGGCAACGGCGTTTTGTATGACGCAGACAAGGACTGGGCCGACACGCTTTCGATGGTGGAGGCCGGCCTGCTGAAACCTGAGCTGGCGCTGGCGAAAAAATACGACCTGCCCTGTGAGACGCCGGAAGACCTTGCGGCCATCCGTGAAAAGTACATGCCGGAGATGGTCCAGCTGACCGCCCAGGCCGGGCTGAGGTGACGTCATGGCGCTGACACCGGATGAGATCGACGGGCTGCGGGAACTGATCCTCGCTGTTTACGGCCCCGTCACGGAGGAGCTGCTGCGTGACCTGTGCCGGTGCATTACCGCCGCCGGACAGATATCGTCCGGCGATGAATACAAGCTTCTGCTGGCAAAAAGCCTTGCCGGAGCGGACGATGTGATCGCGGACACGCTGCGCAGGCAGACAGACCTCACCGACGACGCGGTGGAGCAGCTGATGCGCTGGGCCGCGGAGAAGACCGCGCCGCTGGAGGAAAACGAAAGCCTGCGGAACATTGCCGAAGCCTATGTAAAGGTGACGCGCAAGGAAGTGGCCAACGTGCTGGGCCAGCTGGCCGCGGCAGATGTGGACGGCCGGGTGTATCCTATTAAAGATGTATACCGGCGCACGATGGACTATGTGTTCCGGGAGGTCTCCAGCGGCACGAAGACGCCGGAGGAAGCTGTGCGGCGTGCCACGCTGCGCTTGTGGCAGCGGGGCATCCGCACCGTCGACCGCTCGGACGGGCGCACTTTTTCCGTAGAGTTCATGGCCCAGCGCGCCATTATGGCGAAGATGGGCGAAATGACCACGGCCATCAACGAGAAGCATCACGACGACGGCGGGTGCGACGGTTGGGAGATCAGCGCGCACAGCGCCAGCGCGCCGGACCATGAGCCCTACCAGGGGCGGCAGTACAGCGATAAGGAATACAAGCGGCTGAACAGCCGCCTGCAGCGGCGCATCGGCACGCTGAGCTGCAAGCACATCGCCTGGCCGATCAAGCTGGGCGTGGACAGCCCCCAGTGGACGAATGAGCAGCTGGCGGAGATGGCGCGGGAAAACGCGAAGGGCGTCACCTACGAGGGCAGGCACTACACCCAGTACGAAGCGACGCAGCAGCAGAAAGCGCTGGAGAACAGCATCCGGCAGTGCAAGGACCGTATTGCCGCGGCGCAGGAGGAGGGCAAGCTGGGCAGCGGAGAGCTGCGCAGCAGCCGCATCCTTCTGCGGCAGCTGAATGCGGAATACAAGCGGTTTTCGGCTGCGGCCGGGCTGCGCACCGCGCCGGAGCGGCTGCGGGCGGCGGGGCTGGGCCGGGCGCTGAGACCGGACGGCACGCTGGAAATGCCGCGTCCTGCGGGTACGCTCACAGGCAGCGGCGGCAAGCTGGATGTGGAAGAAGCCAGGAAAAGCTATTCCGCGTATCTTGACACCTTGACGGATGCGCCGGAAAAGAATATGGTATGGTTAAGGTATTTTACAGAAAAGAATCCCACTGAGTACATGGAGGACGGCACACTGGATGCTCCGTTTGCGTATGACCCTGTGGAGGACCGTATCCTGTATAACCCCAGGCATCCGCAGTTTTCCACGACCGACTTTGAAATGGCAAACACACACGAGCTCGCGCACCGGACGGATGTACTGAATGCGCAGGGGTACAAAAACAAAGCATTTGTGGATGCGATTTCAGACGCTTCAAAAGCTGTTCTGGATAACGCAGCTGCGTTCCAACGTGTGGCGCAGAGTGTGCGCAGCGATTTCCTGCAGGATATCTTCAGCGCGCTGAGCGGCGGAAAATGGGAGTTGAAGTATATGCATACTTCCGAATATTGGAACCGCGACGCAGCATTTGCCCCGATGGAGATATTTGCGGAGCTTTTCACCATGGAAACCAGAAACGATCCGGACTTGTACCTGGTTCAAAAAATGTTTCCAGCGTTATGGGAAGCATATCAGAAATTACTTTAGGAGAAATTGACATGACTATGGGAGTAGGACCGCTGCCCGGTGTCTCGGAGAAGATGGAGGAGCTGGGATACAGCGCTCTTTTAAAGGCATACCAGGACAAATACGGCAAAAACTATCCTTTCTACAGGAGCGACCGACCTCCGACAGATTGGCGCATATATATGGAAAATCTGCGCGCGCAATTCCCCGGTGAGGATATCGACGCCCTGATCAAGCAGTACACGGATCCCCGTCCGTACAGCGTGATCCAGAAAGAGATTTTGGAAGAGTTTGAAAAGACACTTAAAAAGCCGCTTTAAACGGCGTGAAAACGGGCATAAAATGCCCATAAAAAGATAGCTGAAGGACCCCTTCACGGGGGTCCTTTTGTTATGCACATATATATTGTATTTAAAAGGAAGGAGATTGAAACATGGCACTGGAATTTGCCAAAGAGCTTCTCGGCGACGCCTACACCGGAGAGCTGGAAGAAAAGCTGGAGGCGAAGATCAACGAGCTGTACGCTCCAAAGGCGGACCTGGACGCAGCATCGGCACGTGCCGACGGCCTGCAGGAGCAGCTGGACGCCGCCAACGAGGCCATCGGTAAGTTTGAAGGATTGGACGCGGAGCAGGTAAAGGCGCAGATCGCGGACTACAAGCAGCGCGCGGAGGCGGCGGAAAAGGATCGGGACGAAAAACTGGCGGCCGCTGCATTCGGTGCGAAGATCGACAAGGCGCTGGCAGACGCAAAAGCGCACAACCCGAAGCTGGCGCGCGGCGCGCTGGACCTTGACGCTCTGCGGTCCAGTAAAAATCAGGACGCGGACATCGCGGCAGCCATCGCGGCCGTACAGAAAAGCGACGCATACCTGTTCGGCCCGGCGGCAGCGGAACCTGCGCCCGCATCCGGCACCGGGACCTCTGCTGTGCCGGGCGCGGCAAAGTATACTGCCGACGAGATCGCCATGCGCAAGGCTGCGGATCTGCCCGTGGACTGACCGTATCACACACACTATACAGAAAGGCAAGGTACAGCAGCATCGAGAACGCCATAGCCCAAGGCCAGGAACCGGCCAACGGCCGCATCGTCATCCGCGGCCCACAGGTCAAGTATCTGTATTTCGGGAAAGTCATGGCCGGGCGCAAGCCGAAACACGTTACGAACAAAGACATCCGGTACACCACTACGTTTAACCGCCTTGCCGGTCCCTTCTGGCTTGAGCGCCTCATGGCTGCCGAAAAAGACCGGATCATTGAGGATGAACGCCGGAACATTTTAGGAGGCCCATAATGGCTGTTTTAAACGATATCCGCGCCCTGTTCGCACAGTGCCCTGCGCTGAAAGATCTGGAGGCGCGCACCGACCAGCTGGAGACGGACGCCGAGGGGTACGGGATCTTCCCGGCCGGTTCTGCCATCATCGAACAGGATATGCGCGGAGCGGCCACCTGGCAATACAACTTCATCATTGCCGCCACCCGCATGACGGCTGATGACATCATGCGGCTGGATAACTGCAACTTTACAGAAGAGTTACAGGACTGGGTCCAGCAGCAAAACCGCAAGGGCGTCCCTCTTTCCGGGGACGGCCTTTCTTTTGTCTCAATTTCCGCCTCAAACGGCGCCTTTACAGACTGGGACGAAAATTTCCAATATGGTGTCTACAAAATTCAGGGCACCCTGATCTATGAAAAGGAGTGACGAAGCATGCCTGGAACATATATTACCCCCAAGACATTCAACCGCCGCTGGTGGATCGACCTCAGTGAAAACGATTCGCCCCAATGGGCGGAGGTTGCCTCCGGCATCACATCCCGCGGCAACAGCATCAACGAACAAAGCCAGGAATACTACGACATGGCGGGCCGGGGCGTGGCCGAAAGCGAGGTCACGGGCGTGAGCGTGTCCCGTACCTTCACCGGTTTCCGCAGGTTTGGCGACGCTGCGCAGGACGCCATCATGGACCGCCTGTACGACCTCGACAACCGGAAAGTCAAGTTCATTGAGTGCTATGACAATTTGGGCAGCGGCAAGCCAAACGCCCGTCAGGGAGAGGGCGTGCTGTCCATCACGGACGATGGGTCCGGCGACGCCCAGAACCGTGAAAATATCAGCTTCGGCCTCAAGATCCTGGGCACTCCCCAAAAGGGAACTGTCACCATCGGTGAGGACGGCACGCCCACGTTTAAGCCAGAAGCGGCTGCGGCTTCCGCCATGGTGACTGCGAAATGAGCGCTGGGTTCGAGTTTGCCAAAAAGCACGAGATCACCATTTGCGGCCGTGCATACCCGTGCGATATCTCGGACAAACGGATGCTGGAGGGCGTCACGCGGGATTTTCCCCGCGTGCTTCAGGCTGCGCAGGCATTCTGCGCGATGGATGCCAAGCTGAAGCCGGGCGGACAGGACGGCCAGAGCGCGGACACCATGGCACAGGAGGCGCTGGAAAAATTTTCGCACGCCGTGTCCATGTGCCGGACCTTCATCGAAGGCACGCTGGGCGTTGAAGAATACCGGGAGATCTTCGGCGGCCGCCCGGAGAACATCAACGAACACATCAGCCTGTGCGCGTACATTTACGGCGAGGTCATGGGAGGACGCCGGGAGGTCGTGGAGCAGTTCCTGATCCCGGAGCTGAAGGAGGCGGTTGCGAATGTATCCGGCAATTCTGGAGCTGCCGGACCAGATCCTGGGCCGAAAGGTGCCGACGGACTGGGCCTGGTGGATGAAGTATGTGGGAACGGTGCTGGCGTCTGACCTGACGCCGGAAGAACAGTTCGACGTTATCCTGCTCAATACATTCCGTGAAATACCGCAGCCCGAAGCCGGGCACTTCCAGGGAGTGCTCGACTTCTATTTTTGCGGCGATCCGCCCCGCGGGGATGAACCGGCCCCGCCGGAACGGCTCCTGGACTGGAAAAAAGACGCGCTGCGCATCTGGGGGGATTTCCGCGTATACGCGGGCATCGACCTTTTCACAGCGCGTATGCACTGGTGGCAGTTCATGTCCATTTTCCGCAGCTTGCCGCCCGAGAGCCAGATCAAGAATGCGATCTATTACCGCAGCGTGGATATGCGCAGGATATCCGACCCCAAAGAGCGGGAGCGGTATGCGGACATCAAGCGCGCTGTGGCGCTGGACCCGGTAGATTATGAGGCCGAATACGACGCGGCCATGGCAAGGAGGGATATGTGTGCCGACAGCAACTTCGGATGATGGCGTCGTCCTCGGCCTGAAGTTTGACATCAGCCGTGTGAAGCAGACGCTGGATCAGGTCAAAAACATGGTGCAGGGCATGGCTGAAGATTCCTCGAAAGCCGTGGCCAAAACAGATGACGCACTGGAAAAAGCGCGGAAAAATGCTGAAAAGTGGAAGATCGAACCGACCACAAAGGGCATCGAGGCGGCGCAGAAAGAACTGGATATCCTCAACGCCACGATCGTGAACCAGCAGAATGAGCTTTCCAACTGTGAGCGGGAACACGAACGCCTGGCCGATAAATACGGCGAGACCAGCAGCCAGGCTCTGAAGCTGGAAAAACGCATGCTGAGCCTTCAGGCCTCGATCGAGAAAAACACAAAAAAATCCGATGATTTCGGTGCGGCTTTGGCGGACGCACAGGACGTTATGGACGCTGCATCCGGTTCCGCTGAAGACCTTGAGAAAAACGCCAAAGGCGCGGGCAAGGGCATGGAGGACGGCGGCAAGGGCGCAAAGACATTCGATGTAGCCCTTGGCACGCTGGCCGGCAATGCGCTGAGCGCGGTGATCAGCAAGTGCGGCGAACTGATGGAGCAGACCAAGGAGCTGCGGCGCGACCTTTCTTTCCTGGAGCAAAACGCCAGGGACGCGGGAATGGGCATGGAACAGCTGCACGACAAGGCTGGTGAGCTCTATGCCGTCACGGGCAACACCAATGAAGTAGTGGAGGCGCTTTCCAACATCCTTGCCACCGGCTTCAATGACGCGGACAAGGCATATGAGGCCGTTGACTTGCTGGCGGGCGCGGTCGTCAAGTTCCCGGAAACCATGAAAATTGAATCCCTTGCCGATTCCCTGCAGGAGACCATCGCCACTGGCGAGGCCACGGGCCAGTTTTCCGAGCTGCTGGGCCGCCTGGGTGTGGACGTGGAAAAATTCAACGAACGCCTGGGCCGGACACGATCCGAGGCCAGCCGCCAGAACCTTGCCCTGCAGACGCTGCGCAAGGAAGGGCTGGACGAACTATGGGAGAGCTACAAGGCCGGGAACTCCGATATGATCGAGGCCGAGAAGGCAAACTACAATCTGCAGCTCCGGTATGTGGAGCTGGCGAAAAGCATCGAGCCAATCGAGACGAAAATTAAGACGACGTTCGCTCAGGTGCTGCTGGACCACGAAGACCAGATACTGGCCATCGTGGACGCGGCAGGCGACATCATCGGCGTAGGCGCGGACGTCATCGGGTTCCTGTCGGAGCTGAATCCGGCAGTGGTGCTCGTCAGCGGCGGGCTTGCGCTGATCGCCGTAAAGGCGACGGGCACGGCCTTGGGATTGCGTATCGTGGCCACGGGCACTGCTTCTGCAACAAAAGCGCTTGCCGCTGCGGGGCCAACAGCGGCCGCGGCCGGTTCCCAGTTCGTTATGCTGGCAGCGGACCTGCTGATGGTGGGCGCTGCGGTGTTTTTGGTGACATCCGGCATCGCCATGCTGATCAGTGCGATCCGCGGCGTGCCCATGATCAACACCGGTACGATACAGGTGCCCAGCATGGGCGAGCTGCAGGCGCAGGTCGGCGGTGCGGGCTACGCCCGCGGCACGCGCTCTGCCACACCCGGCTGGCGCTGGGTTGGCGAAAACGGGCCGGAGCTGATGCGCTT